TCTCCTCGAGTCTCTTCATTAGCCTTTCGGCTCTGTTTGTCACTTGCGTGTACCATTTCGAATCTCTGCCTTCTTTGGCAGCCTCCTTCCAATCACCACTTTGCAGCGCTGCATTGTGGTTCTTAAATTTGCTCAAGCGCGTGAGTCCCATATTAAACATCATGTTTGCTACGATTTGTTTTACCTCTTCAGGATAACCGTCCCAACCATCATGTAATTTTTTACAGTCTTCTATTACTGTCTGTAAATCGTTAGCAAAACATTCTATTACTCTATTACCAGATACTGGTGTTCCTACTTCCTGACCAAACTCTGGATCGGATTCTAAAACAAGATGTCCTATACCAAAGGTAGGATAACCTAGATGGTCTTTGTAAATTTCGTTAACTTGACCTTCATCAATTATTAATTGTTCTCTCAATTGATCAATATCAATATCGTTATTTCTATAAAACTTCATATTTATTCCTCGTTATTATATTTATAATACTTTATTCCTTTATCAGTGTCGAAATAATTATTTGGATGTGTTTGCTTTAATTTATTTATAGTATCTATTGTATACTTAGAACTTATATTAAAGTTAAAATTAATTACTGTTTTTCTTTTTGTTACTTCTGGCGATTTATGTATGTATGATGCTGGAAATATTAATAGCTGTCCTTCTGATACATCTGGTTTAAATACGGTTCCTTCGTAATCTTGTAATAATGTTTGTTCACCTTCTGGTAAATCTATATAATATACACCCACCCATTGACAAAAAGAATGATTATGCCAATTATCGTAATCGCCTTTATCCATTCTATGAAACCACATCATATCAACATTGATTTGATAATTTAATTTTGTCTCTGGTCTTACTGCAACTTCCCTTGCAAATTGTTTAACTAAAGGAGCAACTCTCTGCCAAAAACTTATTTTATATATTTGGTCATCTGATTTATCTATTTTTGGTGGAGGTGTTTCTACATATCCTGTTTTAGATTTAGGATTTTCCCACGTTAAATAATGTCTTGAATGCTGAAACTCTGGATAATTTGCATTAAGAGATTTAGTATGATTATAACCATCATAATGACTGACTGGTTGTTTTTGTGATTGTATACCTTTTGGTGTAGAATCTATTAAAGCTCTTAGCTTATCATTAAAATCTATATGATTGCTAGGTGTATATGTCCAATAATTCATTATGAGGGGTCTTTATTAAATGTCCATGTAGTTGTTTCTTCAACTTCTTTGATAAATTCTTTTGAGATATTATGGTCAGCAATAATTGTTCCACAACCACCATCGTTAGTACCGTAATCTGATACATAATATTTACCATTTTTTATTTCTAAATTATTTGGAATAGCAACACTATATTTATCATGTAGATGAAATGGATATTCTACAGTACTATCGTTATGCGTAATTAAAAGCTTTTGTATATTAATGTCTTTCCATGCTTTTTCAAAATAAGATATGTCTTCAAACATACCTTTCATATATTCATTAGCTGACATAAATGTTGGTGTACTATTTAATATATCAGGTCGCACATTCATTTCTAAAAAATACCATTCACCTGTAGAAGTATATGCTCCACAAAAACTTCCTTCGTAATTACCGCCCATTTTTGATATTTCTTTTAAATATTTATCAGCTTCTTTTCTTACAATAGTATCTACCTCAGGCTTTAATGGTTTTATGTATGAACCTATATACCAAACTTTTTGTTCTACTGTTTTATTTAAATTTTCACCTATAATTTCTTGTGTATGAGTAATCCTATATTCTCCATTAGCAACAACAAAAAATACGTTTGTTTCTATCATATCGTTAATATATTCTTCAATAAAATATTCATCATCTGGATTGTCTTTTAGATAAAGTAATTCAATTGCTTTTTCGGCATCTGCTTCTTTAAATAAATTTATGGCTGGAGCCCAATGATGAGATGGTTTTTCTATAGCAGGAAACGTTAAGTTTTTACAGTAGTCACTATCAGAATATTTGCCTGTTTTAATTATTGCTGGTGTTTTTACACCAACAGTATCTGCCATTCTTTTAGAAAATAATTTATCTGTTTCTAGTCGGGCTGCTATTTCTGGTGGTCCAATATATTGAACCTTGTCTTGAAAATGAGTATGTAAATATGCTTTTGTAGGGTCTGAAACCTGTAATAAATCTATATTATTGTCGTTTATAAAACCTTCAACATATCTTATTACTTGATCTTTTTTAAATTTTAACTCGTCATTATTAACGCCCGAAAGTGTATGTATATTATAAGCATTTTCGTATGATGTACTTCCATGCCAGTTACTATATACTTTATGTTCATTACTTTTACTGAACTGCAGTAATGTGTGAAAGTGATTTTTAGGTAATTGAATATTCAGTATGTTCATAATAAAAGCTTTTTGTTATAATGTATTCATAAAAACAGTAAAGCATAAAGGGCTATCGGCCTGTGTTGTTCCCCAATATGTATCGCATATTGGAGCATTTCTATGTGGAATAGATGAATCAAAAATAATAGCTTTGTTATATTCAAAAGCTTTTGTAGCAAGATCTGTAAGCTCATCATCATTAAGTTTTAGATAATCTTCCATTTCAGCTGAATCATCTAAATTATTTGCTGTAAAAAATTCAAATCTGCTATCTTCAACCGCAACACTTGATGGAGTAATGTATACATTTGCTATATATTCTACACGAAAGTATTCATGTAATAAAGTTAAATATTGATCAGTGTGAACATAAGGAGCATTAGTAGATGCTGTATTATATTGTAAATATGTTTTATAATTAGTAACATTGTTACTTGTTAATTCTTGAAAATAACTAATAACTTCTTGTGTAGCATCTGATAAAACTCCAGGCTCTTTAGATACATCATTACTTATATGACAAACCATTTCGCCTACAATTTCTGGATGATTATCTTTTGTATAATAGACCTTTTCAATTGCTGCTAAGCGTACTGAATCCGGATTAGTTAATATATTTTCTCTTTCTGTTAATAGTTTTGACATTTTAGTTCCTTAAGAATATGTAAAGGTCCAGGTTCCAGAGCCCCAAGAACTGTATTGAGCACTTGTGGCTGGAAAAAGACCTTGTGTAAGTCCACTTTCAGTTAAGGATGTTCTGTTAAATGTTGTGCCATCGGGCAGCTCAACACTTGTCCAATCTCTATTAGGTATAGAATTTGAATTACCATTTTCATCAGTATTTAACCATGTCATACGAACATAATTGTTATTATCTGACGTACTGAAACTACCAAGATTAATAGTTCCAAATGGAACATCAGCACCAGATGTAATAGTACCTGTTCTAAAACCAATCTTACCTGTGGCGTCACCAAAACTAACTACAACATCGTGTGTTTGAATATGAATATAACCACGAAACTCTCCCATACTATGAGGTGTGTTACCATCAACTGTGGAAGTACCACCACTTACATTCGCATTAGTTGATAGCGTGGTGAGTGAATTACTATTAACACTAGAAACTTCTGTATTAATAGCAGATATACTTACGTTTGTTTGTGGTATTTGAGCCATTATTTAACTATCCCTGATATTAAATCTTCAAAGGCTTCTACTTTTTCTGTTCTATTTGGCCAGTAGATATAATCCTTTTCTGGGTTTGCTTTTAAATTTGATAAGAGAGGCAATATAGCATTATAGAGCTTATTAAGTTTTTCTTCATTTATTTCTGCAGATGCTGCAACTGTTGAAGCTTCTGTTGATAATTTCTGTACAGCTTCTAATTCGTTTTCATCAACAGCTGTAAAACCAAAATCAAATTGATCTATATCTATACTCATATTTGTTCCTCGTTATTATATTTATACCTTCTCGGTATGACTTTTGTCTGATCTTTGTGAATTTGTGTAGTGGCATGATTTGGTGTTTCTTTACGCACAGTGACTTCTGGTTTCTTTTTACCAAAGATCTTTTCCCAATTATCTGCGTATAAAGAATCATTTGAATTTCTTCTCTTTGATCCTTTTCCACCATGCCATTGTTTATTATCCATAATATATCCAAAATAATACTGCTCCAGTAATAAGTCCTATTGCAAGTATTGTACTTAGAATCTTTCTTCTAAATTGTTTCTTTTGTTTCTTTTTGTACTCCTCTAAATTAAGTACTTCTTTTATTCGGTCCATTTGTGACGACATAATATCCACCATTTTTAATATAATCTAATAATATTTTTCTGGATTTATCTCCATAATTTAATACATTATGATCATATGGTATATCTACTGAGCAACTAATACGAATAGTATTCTCTGGTATTTTATTTTCCTTGTCCACGATATTTCTTAAAACTTCTCTTTTTAGCTTTATTCATGGTTGCTCTCGATTTAGGATTTCTTCCTATTGAAGTACCTTTTCGAATTGGAGTAATACCACTGATACCACTTGTTCTTGGTTTAGCCATTATTTAAATACCACGCCACCACGTCTTACTAATTCATTTTTAATTTTTTGTTTAACCTTTGGTTTAGTACCAGTGTTATATTTTTCAATTAAATCTTTTGTTGAGTGTGATTTAATATAATCATGTTGTACTGTTATTTTTCCTGTAGCTCTATCACGTACAGATGCGCTCTTTGTTAATTTTATAGGCATTATTTTATTCTCTTTACGCTTCCTTTTAGGTCTGCCAAATAAGCAAACATTTCTACTGTAGGAAACTCTTTTTTCAAATCAAGTAGTGCTTGAAGGTTTTCTTTGTGGTCATCAAAGAGTCTTATTCTTGCATACTCACCGGTTTTTAAATACTTTCTAAAAATAATCGCTTTATTGGCTGCACTATTTTTACCACTCATATTTCCAGCTCTTTCAACATATACATTTTTCATTGGTATACCGTGAGCTTCAAATGTTTTAATAAAGAGATCTTTATCATCCATATCGCTTCTTGCTGTTACAATAATAACCTTTGAACCTTTTTTAGTTGCATTGTTTATAATTGCTTTGGCCTTTTGTACCATACGACCAATTGGTGTAGCAGTTTGATAAAAGATCTTGGCTGATTTAAATTCACCAAAATCAAACTCTTCATGTTTTCTTAACTTATAACTATTAAACTCCATTGGAGTTAAAGCCTTAGTTTGTCCAGTATTTGTATTCTTTACAAGTACACGAGCTTTTGACACAAATAATGTATCATCAATATCAAAGACAGTTAAGCCTTTGCCAGCTCTTTCAGCTAAAAACTCGTTAAACTTTTTCATAGATATATTATACCATACTTTTAAGTAAATGTAAATATCTATTTATAAGTTTTATTTGCCTATTAGTTTTATTGATTCTAATATATCTTGGTATTTAGCTACTTCTAAAAGTTCTTTTTCAATAGTTTCCATCATATCGCTGTGTTCTGCAACTCCAACGTGACTACCAAGTAAAACTTCTGCATTCATTAAATGCCGATCAACATTAGCTTTTGCTGATGTTTTTATAGTTTCTAAAAGCCTTCCTCTATAATTTGCCATTTCTATCTCCCAAATAGTTTTCTTCGTTTATATTCATTAATTGTATTAATTAACTCCTTTGTCCAATTATCTCGGTCTTCAATAAAGACTTGTGGTCCTTCATCACCAGCAATACATACAACTAATTGTTTAATAGGTACACTCGTTCTTTCTTCCCACATAATAGCATAAGCTGCACATTGCATAAAATATGAACTTATCCATTCTTTCTTTTTAAGTTTACGAGATGTTTTCCAATCAATAATTGAATCAACACCTTTCCATTGGCCGACTAAATCTACTCTTCCAGCTAATCCTAAATGCTTAGAAAATAACGGAGCTTCTTGTTGATATACCTTTGTAACGCTTTCATCTAAGATTGGTTGTATATCTTTAAATGTTTGTATGTTATGTGGCATTTCATCTTTAATATATTCAGGATCATTTGCAATATATTTTTCTATTATATTATGAACGGTTGTTCCTCTTGAGCTTGCTTGCCTTGATATCCTATTTGCTTCTTCTTCGCCTACGCGTGCACGCCACGCTTGTATTGCTTCTTCTGAAAGAATTGAAAGAACTGTAGTAACTGATGCATACTTATTTCCCTCTGGATCTGTATAGAATCTACCTTTATCTCCTGTGACTGCTTCAAGATCGTTATAACCAAGATCTGCTGGTTCATGTATAAATTTCATAAAAATAAATTAGTAAATGCCATTACTCCTAGCATAAAAAAGAATACAAGAGCTTGTACGACTGTCATAATCGCTACTTGTTTCATTGGATGTACGTCGACGATTTTTTCTATCCAGCTTTCATCTGGTGATAAGTTAACAACTTGTAAAAGCTTTTCTTCTTTAGTCTTTGACATTAAAGCTTATCTCCTGTTGCCAATTTTTTTTGTTGACTTCGTAGTTTTCCGATCCCTTTTGTACCAGTATAATTCTACCGCTATCCATGTCAATCCTAATAGAATCAGTAATGATCCTTCCGCCATATCTATCATAAAATATTCCTTCTATTTCTCCACCTTTATCTTCGCTTTGAAGATTTTCGATGAGTTTAACTATTTCTTCTTTTCTCATTTTGTTTTTATATTGTCCCGTAATCTTGGTGGCATTCCACTCTTAATTCTATTTTGTACTTCTTTCCATCCATCACCAGCTCTTGAAAGAACTGATTTACCACCATCATGATCTATGTTCATTGTTGTATAATGTGATTGTACATGTGGATTATCTTTTAAATACTCTACTTTACTGTCATAAGACATAATCTTTTCAAAGACTTCATCTGTCTCAGTATTTTTAAATTCATATGTTGGCATCTAATATTTCTCCTATTCTATTATATGTTGATGGTATATCAAAACATAGATAATCATATATATACCAGATTAAAAACTGTCTAGATCGTTCTTGATTAAACCATGATATATCTTTTATATATCCTTTTAATTCAGTAAGTATTCTTAAATCTTTTGTTATCCAATGATAGTCAGGATATCCATGCGATATGATAGGAACATCATGCATCATACATTCTATTCCTGCTGTTGTATTTTCTACAATAGCTAATCTTGTTTTAGGTAATACACTATGGATTGATTCATAACCTGTAATGACTTGATGACCAGCATCTTTCCATTGCTCTATTTGTTTATTTAAATCTCTTATAATATGAGAAGCTTTTGCTATTCTTGGATGTAATTTAATTACTAAGTTTTCGTCTTTTAGCTTATCGATAATCATACACATCTTTTTCCAATGATCACCAAAGCCAAAGCCATGTACTGTTTCATCTTCTGGCATTTGACCTATAATAAGTATATGATCATCTCTTACTTCTTTAACATCTTTCCATTTAAGTAATATTGAGTCATCCCATTTATTAGCTCTCTGTTCTATTAAATCATTTATATAATTCCATTCAGTATTATCAACGACTCTGTTTTTATAATCAGGTTCATTAAATGTATAGAATCCGCTGTTTGCATATCCTAAGGTATCTATTTGAAAATGTTTACTTGTAGGAGCTGTTGGTTTAAAGATAATAGAATTCTCTGGCATATCAGGTTCTAAATCTCTACAAGTATGATTGTATATATGTAGGTCAGCATCTTCTTCTACTCTTTCATGTCCCATTAGATCAAGAGCATGTTCTATACAGTTTGCTGCATAAGCAAAATTACCTTTAAATGTATATCGATATTCGTATATTTTATAGCGCATTAAACCATTTTGGCACTGGTCTTTTTGTCCATACCATCGTAAATCTTTTTTGTTTTGTTTCATAGAATCTACGGTAAGATTCAACTGCGTCTTCAAGTATACATTCTGGATTTGAACCCATTGCAAGTTTAAATGGTGTCATATGCTTTTCAGGAATATTTGTTGGTATTTGTTGTAAAGCTATTCTCAATTTTGTATCAGTGGAATGAACTTTACCATATCTATATGTATATTCATCACATAAAGCAATAAAATGTTTATAGTGCCATTGATAATTTGCTTTTGATTCTCTTGTCCATACTGTTGATGGATGATTAAAATGGCATGCTTTATAGAGTATACTTTCTCTTTGATCGTTAAGTTTCCAGTATTGTAGCATTGCGCCTGACTTAGATGGTCTACGTTCCATAACACCATCAAGCATACGATGAACAGTTGATAGCATTTGAGCTGATTCAACAATCATTTTAACAACATGTTTGTCACATTGTTCTTGTGCTGCAATTACGGGATCGTTGTCAAGTATAAAAATGTTCATAATATATATTATACCATAAAATATGGTATTTGTAAAGGTTTATTTTACAATAAGATTTGGAAAGGTTTCATTTACCATTTTTTTGGTGATACCTTTATATTTCATATTCTTATCTTTTGCTGCAACTAATAAGTCTGCTTCTTCAGGATTAAGTGATTCTAATAGATTAAGAAATAATCCTTCTCTCTTTAAGGGTTTCATACCATTTGCGACTGGTCCTTTAAAGAAATATTTAAATTGAGTATATGCTTTATTAAGCCGAGTATACTCATATCCTTTTGGTGCATCGTCTCTTTTAAATGATGGTGCTCCCATTGGTAATGCAGATACTATTGTCTCATCAAAATTGATCCTTAATATATCTGTAAGACCAGGTGATTTGTTTTGTTGTAAAAAGCGAACACGATCGGCTTTTTTAACGATTTTTGAAGCTTCCTCTAAAACTTCTGATACTAATTTTCTAGCCATTGTAAAATTCCTCCACGACTTCAATCAAATGATTACATCTTTTCTTTATTAAATAGTTCAACACTTTCATATTCGGTGTTTTACCTTGTTCATTAAAAGTATTTATAATAGTTTCTTGGATGTCTTCTGGTATGTCAGTAAGATCAATAAGCTTCTTATTTCTTTGATAGTTACGATATACTTCGTCATCCATAGATTCTCTTAAGTTATCTGAATCTTCTAACCAGGCGTCAATCCTTGTTTGTCTCAGTGGTGTTTGATTTTTTTCTGTAATAAAGGTATCATCAGCTGAAAGAACATTTGGAATCCCATCTCCTGTATCTCCTCTCATAATATGATTAAATAAATATGTTCTTGGATTCTTATCAGTTACAAACTTCTTTTGTATAGGACTATATTGTTTAACATTATTAAACTTTTGTAATTGAATAAAGTCTTTATCAGATGATATAATCATAACTGGCTCAGCCATACCAAACTCTTGTGTTTGCATTGTAAGTGTACCAATAACATCATCTGCTTCTACGCCTTCTAAATGTACGACTTTATATGGAAGATAGTCTCTGATCTCATCACGAACTGTATGTAAGATTCTAAAGATTTCAGTCCAGTCTTGTCCTGAACTATCTCTATTCTTTTTACGAGCTGCTTTATATTCTGGAAAGAATTGCTTTCTCCAAGTATTCATACCATCGGCACAAATAACAAGTTGTCCATATTCTTCTCTATATCTTTTATTATACATACGTATACTGTTAAGTATCATATGTCTTATCATGCTTTCATCATTGAGCTTTTGCACAATTATATTAGACAGCGCTATTTGGCTGTAATCAATCAGTATCATTATCTTCTGGTTCCTCGGGTGTAAACGTAAATTCTATATCACTATCTTCTGGTTCAAATACAAATTCAGCTAGATCATGATTTGCTTCTTCGTTTAAAAGAATCATTTCTTTTATTTTAATGTAAGCATTATCCATTGTTTGATGTAATCCATGTGGCATATTGTACCAACGATTAAACATTGCGTTTAACATATTAACAATCACAAACATATCTCTTGACTCTTGTTTTGTCTCATCTCTGAAATCCATTAACATAAAGTCTTGATTTACTTCACCAGTTGTAATAAACTCTTCCATTACTTCTAATAAGAAATGAGAGTTATTAACACATTCATCGCTGAGTTTATTAAGAAGATCAGCATCTTCTTTATCTTTTTTGATTTCCGGAGTCGGAAACTTTAATATTTTTGCCATTATATATCTATTATACCATACTTTTAGTCATTTGTAAACAAGTTTTTCACACTATTTCCACCAATTCTACAATTGATAATACCATTATAATACTTCTCGCTTAATAGGACTTCTCTTTCAAATTGCTCTTTTGTTTCAAGATAAGCGCATTCGCCTTTCGATTTACAGAGATGTATAATCTCTCTATGAAAGAAGTCTTCTCCCATCTTTTCGACATCTTGTTGTAGGTGTTTATTAGAACCGTAGTATGTACGCCAATCAGATTCGACTTTAAGCCTTTGCCGTCTCTTACGAGTTTTTGTAATAGGAAGTGTCTTTGCTTTCCAAAAAAACTTCTTTCCAATATATTGTTTTGCATTTGCTCTATTGGTTATACAATAAACAAAACCATACCATATATCTGGACTAAAATCTTCGGGTGGTTCGAAATTTCTCCCTTGATATAACCAATTATTCATCAAAGTTTAATTCATCCATATCATCGTCGCATGGTTCGCCACAATGAGGACAAAAGTTAATCCTGGTTTCTCTCTCGTCAGGTTTAATAACAATCCTAGAATAGCAATACTCGCATTCTAAAATCATGACACTCTTTGACCAATTTCCCACTTCCAAAATTCGTCGTATCCACCAATTGCTTTACCATCAATAGTGATTTGTGGAAATGTTCTTGCTGTTGGAAATTTCTCCATTAGATCTTCTTTTGTAAAATCGGTATCTAATTTTTTATATACAAATTTTGCTTCTATTCTTTCTGCCAATGCTATTGCTTTGTCACAATATGGGCAATGGTCTTTACCATATATCTCTATCATATTATGTTCCTGTTGATGTGCTTGTTGAAGTTGATGTTCCAGTAGATGTTGTTGTAGGTACCACTGTTGTAGTATCATCCATATTTTCTATCTCTTCAATAATTTGAGCTTCTGTTTGAGTTGCTGTTGATGTACCACTTAATGCTTGTCCTACTGCTGTAAGTACTGCTGCTGTTTGAGTTACCTCTGTAACATTAACTGCGTTATCTGATATTGGTGTTGATTGTTCTACTACAGGCTCTTCTGGTTCAGGATCTACTTCTTCCCAGAGGTTTCCTTCCCATGACCATAGTAATACTATTAATATTATTACTTCCATATATTTCTCCGTTAAAAATTATTTATAAGCTTAAACCGCTTAGCGTATTTTTATCTACGTCTTGTTTTACTCCACCAACAACATAAGAACTTATCTCTGTTTCTTGTGGAGCAACTTGTACATTGCCACCTGATATCCATTTTTCTGTCCAAGGTAATGGATTCATTTGTGGTACTGTATACGGACAAGGTAAACCT